CGGCTGTTCGGTTGCGTTTTCCGGGGCCGCCGTCGCCTCGGGCGCTTGCACGGTTTCCGCTACCGCGGGTTCCGCTACTGGGATTTGATCCTGATCCATGTGATTCCGAAGAATCCCCGGTCAACCTGGCCGGTAAGGTTTCGGCGCGACTATATCACGCAGGTTTGTCAGATTGCTGCGCATCTTTGATTTGCGCTTCGCCCTGTTGTTTCAGACGCGACCACAGTTCAACGACGGCCTCCAGCGGCAGCTTGCCCAGCCCCGCCATGATGAGGTTGACGTCGTTGACGGACAGGTCGGTGAGGGTCAGTTTCAGGTCTTGCATGTCAAGCCTTGGTGGTAACGGTCTTGGTGGGGGCCGGGGCCGGGGTGCTCCACGGCAGCGGCGGTTGAATGACCGGCGGGTTGATCTGGTTGTCGATCTGCTGCGCCACAGCAGCCTCAGTGGCCTCCTTGGGCACGCCAGAGGCCCAGCACCACGACAAGACTTGGTCTTGCGTCAGGTCAGCGTAGGGCGTGTACGTGCCGTCAGCTTCAGCGGCTTGGGTGAAAGAACAGGTGGAGTACACCGTGCCCGAGAAGGCCCCGTCAGTGCCCGTGCAGCGCCATCCGCATTCGATGACGTATTCCGGCGGGGTTGCGGTGGTGGGGGTGGTCTTGAGCCAGTCGATCTTCCATTCAATGTTCATGGTGTGGTCCTTTCGGAAAGGTTGAATTACGCGTTTGCAATGGTGGTTACGGTGCCGCTGCTGCCGCGATACTTCAGCGCCCCGCCTTCAACGTAAAGTTGGCCCATTCCAGCAGGAGAAGTAGTCGGTGCAGTTCCGTCGGCAATGCCAATGACTTTGGCAGCAGAAGTACCAAAAGAAGTCGCCCCCAGGCCGAGGTTGCCGGAGGAGTCGAGGCGCATGCGCTCGGTGAGAATCTGGCCGTCGGGTATCGTCTGGAATGCAAGGTAGCCAGCGTAGTTGTTATCGGTAGAGTTCTCTTTCCCTCCACGAATGCTGCCAAATGGCGCGTATCCAGAAGCGGTAAACAACCCGCCAAGGGCAATTGAAGCACCAATATTCACAGCTTGTGCGGTGCTTGTATATACGTTGATGTTGCCAAGATTTGTTGAGTTAGCCCGGTTAGCATCGATGATGCTCAGGCGACTTATTGGATTCGTCGTCCCAATCCCCAGCCCGGTGCTGGTGAGGCGCATTTGTTCGGCGTTGTTGATGCCAAAAAGCATTGCAACGCCGCTATCTCCAACGATATAGTCGTTGTTTGTGCCCCATTCGACACGATTGGCAGTAGATAGTCGGATGGTCCCAACGACCTCAAGGGCTCTTGCTGGCGAAACAGTTCCAATTCCCAGCCGAGTCCCATCAAACGTCAGCGCACTCCCGCTCGTCACCACCTTGCTGCCGTTGAGGTAGAGCACGCCGTTGGCGGTGCCAAGCGGCATTTCGACGGCGCGGGGGAAGGTGTAGGTGTCAGCTGCCCCGGGCGCACGCAGTTGAGGCGTTGCAGTATCAAGAGCGATGACTTCAAAAGCGGCCATGATTTGTCCTCAAACTGGTGCGTAGGCGGTGCCGTTGCTGGACAACACAGTCTCAACAACGTAATAGCTCGTGCCGGCGCTGTTCTTCACTTCCTCGTCAACGGAATACGGCGTGCCGGCACTGCTGAGCACAACCCACGGCGGCCCCGGGTTGGGGCTGGCGTAGTCCGTTGCGAGGGCTGCAACGGTTCCCAAACCAAGGGAAAGCCCGTTGCGGATAGGGATGCCAAAGAATGGCATGTTGCGCCCGTTACTGAATGTTGATCGGCTTGGCGTACACGGTGCCGTTGCTGCCGATCTGGACAGCACTCACGCGCCACGGGGCGCCCGTGCCGCCGGGCACCTTGAACGGGATCGGCGTGTTTGCCGGGATCGGCGTGTCGGCTGTGGTAGCGGTGACGCCTTCGCCCACGCGAACGTAAGCCGCAGTGGTGGACCACACCACCACGCCCTGCGGGCCTGCGGGCCAAGTGCCGGTGCTGCCGGCAGTTCCGGTGTAGGACGCCGTGCGCGCGGTGAACGTTGCGTCGTCAAGGGGGTTGAGCAGTTCCACAATGGGCTCCTTACGCCAGGAATTTGAGCTTGTACAGGGTGCTGTAGAACAGCGCCAGAATCTCGTCGATGATGTTCTGCAGCGGCGTGCATTCCTTGTCCACCACCTTGAACCTGTCTTCCTCGATGGATTTCACCATGTCTTCGAGGAACTCAATGACGTTGTTCGTCTTGGTTGCGGACTGCAGCGCAATCGGGCCGATCAGGCCGTACTTGCCCTGATACGCCTCGGCAAAACTGTCTGCCAGGTCAATGATCTGGTCGTAGAACTTGGCTAGCGCCTTGTGCTTGGCGTACGAGCGTGTGTTCAGATGCACGCTGTGCGTGACATCACGCGCCAGAAACAGCTGGCCGATGAACACTTCGCAACTCATACGGGCACTCCCTCAATCGGCGCGGTGGGCATCTGACCCTGCATCATAGCCGCCATGTCGCCCACGGTGGCAATGTCGCGCATGGTCTGCATGACCACTTCCTGCACCTGCTCAGGCGTCATGCCGCCCTGCACCGCCTGCAGCCGGCGCGTCTCAGCCTCGTAGGCCTTGATCTCGCTGTCGGCCTGCGCGCGGAACGTGTCGATGCTGAGCTTTTGCGCTTCCATCGACTGCGAGACGTTCTGCAGCATCTGCTGCATGGCCTGCATCTCTTGCATCAGCACCTGAATCTGCTGGTTCGCAGCCTGCAGCGCCGGGTCGTCTTGGTCTTCCAGCAACTTCGGGTCGATGGTCTTGCGCAGGCGGGCGGCAAGCTCTTCGGCGCCCGGCCAGTCCATGTTCTTCACAAACAGGTCGCCGGCCACGGCCCACAACTGCGGCGAACCCTGCAGGATCTGCGACATGGCATCCATCGCCTCCTGCCGCTTGGTCAGGTACGACGGGCCAGTGGTCACCACGACGTCGTACTTGCCGACGCTGGGGTTGTAGATCTTCTCAATCACCACGCCGGCCTGATCGCGCACCTCACGCACCGGCTCGGGCTGCATCGGGTCGATGCGGGCCATCTTGGTCTCGCCGTCGATGCCGATGATCCGGGCGATGCGCTGCGTGTCGTAGATCTTCGGGATCAGGTCCACGATCTGCCGCGTGCTGTACCGAATTGCCCGCGCCAGGTTGTCCACGAAGTGGTACGTGCCTGTGTCACCCTGCCGCTCGCGGGCCAGAATGGCTCGGCCGCTGCGCTCGTTGCTGGTTGCGCCGATGCTGCTGTCGTACTGCCCGGTGGTGGCCTTGATGTCGTCCGCAGCGCCCATCTTGGCCGCAATCAGCCCCTGTTGGGCCATGGGCGGTTGCGCACGCTGCGGCAGCGGCAGGATGGAGCCGTTGCCGTCAGTGACGTCGGGGTTGACCTCTAGGTAGGGCCAGTTCTGCGTGTTGGCGGTTTTCCACTGGGTCTCGTAGCCCTCGAACTGCCCGCCGTAGCCGATAAACGGAGCCTTGGGCGCCAGCGCAAGCATCTCGGCTTCCTGCGACACCCAGTAGTTGTACATGCGCTGCGCGTCCTTGGCGTTGCGCACCAACCCGCTCACCAGAATCTGGCCATCCACCTCGAATTCGTTGCCGATTACCCGGATCACGGGAATCCACCGGCCCGCCCAGTCCTGCTCTTCAAGGATCTCGTAGCCGTTGGTCTTCATCCACTTGACCTGCGGCACCTGAGCCATGCGCGAGCGCACCGGCATCAGGCCCATGGCCTGCATTTGCCGGTCTTCGGGTTCACCTTCCTGCAGTGTGACGTTGCCCGGGTACAGGTTGAGCTTGACGCGCTTGTACTCGACGCAGAAATACTCCGCAATCCGCACCGTGTTCTGCGTCACCCATTGCGCGGTGGCCGAGTCACCAGTGCCCTGATCCATCAGCGCGGTGATCGGCGTGGCGTCGGGAAACAGGCGCTCGTACTCGTCGCGCGTCATGTCCTGCGTGATGAAGCACCATTTGGCATCCGACCCGCAGGGGTCTTGGATGGTCGGGTCCATGTACACGCTGAACGAGTTGCGGATGCGCTCGATCTTGATGTCCTGATCAAACGTGTTCTCGTCGCAGTACTCCGTCAGCAGGCGCCAGTAGCCCTCGCCAAACGTGACCTGGTTCTCGCAGGCGGTGTCGTACGCGACGTCCGCGTCGGACATGTACTCAATGTGCCGCACCACGCCGTCGTAGATCTCGGCAACCTGCGGGTCAGCGCGGTCGTCGGCAGGGATGACCTTGCCGCTGGGCCGGTTTTGGCGTTGGTCGTTGGTAACCTGGCGCACATGTTGCGGCAGTTTGTTAATCGTCAGGCAGGGCCTGGCGTTGATCGTCTGCCCCTGCACGTTGCCGCGTGTAGCCAGCACGTTGCTCGGCCACTGCCAGTTGTTGTCCGGGCTGCCGGCCATGAACCGCAGATCGTCAAGCTCGTCATTGCGCGACGAACTCAGTGCGCCGAGCGCCATCTGCAGGCGTTCCCGCATGGTGGCTAGGGCGTCTTTCTGGGCGGTTTTTCGGGCCATGGCGGGTGCGGTGCCGGGGTGGGTGCCGGGGTGGGTGCCGGGGTAGGTGCCGGCAGGTTACTTCTTGCCCTTGGCGGGCGCCTTGGCGGCTCGCTGCGTGCTGTACGCTACCGCGACCGCCTGCTTCTGCGGCTTGCCGTGGGCCATTTCGGTCTTGACGTTCTTGCGGAACGCCTCTTTGGACGCGGATTTCACCAGAGGCATGTCATTTCCCCTTCGGTTTGGCCGTCTTGGCCGACTCGCGGAACGCCTTGGCGGTGGGCGCGCCCGCAGCGCCCGGTTTGCGCATTTTCTCACCGCTGCCGGCAGCGATTCGCTCGCGCTTGGCGTGGATGTTGGCGTAAAGGCCGGGTTTTTGCGGCATGATCAGCACTTCCAGCGTTTAAGAGCAGCTTTGGCCCGCTCGCCGTTCTCGGCCTTCGCGGCGACGCCGCCCATGCGGGCGCAAAACGACGCTTTTCGGCCCTTGTCGGCCTCAGTCTTCGGATTTGGCGCTGGCGCCTTCAGATTACTGCCGGTTTCGCGGTTGTACTTCTCGCGGCCCTTGGCCGTCAGGCCAGCGCCCTGCTTCGTGGGCAGCTTTTCGCCTCGACCAACGCTCAGAGACACCGATTTTGCCATCTTCAGCCCTCAGTGAGCCATCCAACCAGCCGTCTGCGAACCGGCGTGAGCCGTCACCACCCGGTGCTGGCTGCGGGGATTGTACTCCCTGTGAGCCACCGGGAACGCAAACGTTACCGCCAATGCGTCAGCAGCGTCAGGCGAGGCCAGGCCGCGGGCTTTCATCTGCTCCTTCGTCTCCAGCGCAATCGCGCCAGACGAGTTCGGCTTCGTGCGCGGGCCGCACAGGTCTTTCTTCAGGTTCCTGTCGTCCTTCAAGGACGCCGTGCGCAGCCACTGCTTCATCGCGCCCCATATCTCTGCCCGCTTGTTCTGGTACGCCTTCTGATCCTTGGCCTTCCAGCCGAAATTCACGCCCCGCACCTTATACCGCTGCTCCAGCAGCCGGTCCAGCACGCCCGCGCCGAGCCCGCCCTCGTCGATCACCGTCAGCGCCGGCTGGAAATCCTCGATGGCCTCAATCACGTGCCCGACCACGGTCATCGTGTCGTCGCCGCGAAACCGCCGCACCTCCAGCAGGTCGCGGCCCTTCCTGATCACAATAATCGTCGCATCTGCCCCAAACCGCGCCGGGTCCACGCCAACCACCACAGGCGCGTCCGGGTCGCGCATCGGGGGCCGCTTCGCGGCTTCTTCCACCAGCCCCAGCGGGATGAACTGGTATTCGTCCGCGCCGGGGAACTCGCCGTACACCTCAACCATTGCCTGCGGCGAGTCCTCGCCGTATTCGTCAATGATCGTCTGGTACACGCCCTTGTCGGTGTCTTCCACCGTTCTGGCGTCAATGTTCTGCGTGTTCCAAAACGCCCGCTTGGCGTTAAAACACTCGAAAAAATACCCAGAGTTCCGCCGTGGGTTACTGAACGCGCACCAGAATCTGTGCGGCGTGTTCTCTGTGAAAAACCCCGCAGCCACTGACCAAATCGAGTCCGGGATGCCGCTGGCTTCGTCAAACACGACCATCATACCGTCGTCGTTGTGCGCACCAGCGTACGCATCGGGGTTCTCGTCGCTCCAGAGCTTGCCCTCCGCGCCCCAGTACCGCGTACCCTTCTTCAGGTCGCGCTCCACCAGTTCGGTGAGCCACTTCGCCGGCACGATGCGCGTCGCGCTGATCTCGAACCAGTGCGAGTTCATCAGCATCGCCAGCCACTTCGTAATCTCGGCCCAGGTCACACTTCTGAGCTGCGCCTCTGAGTTCGCGCTCACGATCACGCTCGCGCCAATCCGCGTGGAGAGCATCCAGAGCACCAGCCAACTGACCAGCGCCGACTTCCCGATCCCCCGCCCCGAGGCCACCGCCAGGCGGAATACCTCGTACATATCCCGCGTGCCGTTCGCCTCGATGTGAGCCTTTATCTTCCGCAGTATTTCCCGCTGCCACTTTCGCGGCCCGCTGCGTTTTTCCAGCGGCGTGCCCTTTTCGCCCCAAGGGAACACAAACATCACAAACGCTTCGGGGTCGTCGCGGAGCTTTGCGCTCCACAGGCGACTCATCAGCGCCTGTTCTTCCTGCGGAGTGTATTTCGTGGTTTGCATTTATATCGTCAGCGGCTCATATCGGCGCGTATCGGCTCATACCGGGCCCATTTCCGCCAGTGCCTGCGGCGCCAGCCGGGGCCGTATTTCCACCGCGTCCTCTATCGCCTCCGCGGCACGCACGCGCTTCTCGGCCATTTCCAGCGCAGCAGTAATCGATATCTGCATCGAGCCCTCAACCTCCACGCGCTGCGTGGCAACCCACGAGTGCCTGTGCCTCAAAAACTCCAACGCCGCCTTCGAATCCCCGTTCGCTGCCGCCTCGTACAGCGTGCGCGACATCGTCATCTCGCTATCAGCACGGCCCTTCATCTCCGCCAGCTCCGCAATCGGGTCCATCAGCTTCAGCCGAGCCAACTCCACCGGCAACATACCCGCAGCCAGCGCCAGCGCATCACCACGCAATCCCAGCTTCGCATTCTCGTAAATGCGCTCCAGGGCGTCAGGCGTGGCCTTTAGCTCTCTGGCGGTGACGGGTAGATCGCGGAACATGGCGGCATGATAGCCGAAGTGTGTGCAAAAAAAAATGGCTGCGGGGGGTCCGTACCATTTCACTCCAGGCCAAGGCCCTACCCGGGGCATCAATTCTGCGCACACTCATGATCCACCCCCCAATGATCAGCACACTGACGATCCTCGAGCTGATGGTCAGCACGCACCTGGTCAGCACACTGACGATCCCGACGCTGACGATCCTCGAGCTGGTAATCAGCACGCTGACGATCGCCTGGGCGCTCGGGCCGGGCGCTTGGGCGCCGAAACCGGGGGCTATTTTCGCGCCCCCCGCCGCCCCCCGTTTGATCGGGGGCTATGGGGGGCTATGGTCAGACTGCAGTAGGCAGCACTGCGAGCGTAGCCCCCCGCTGCCCCCCATTTAAGCGGGGGCTATTGGGGGCTATGGTTAGGCTGAGACCCCCGATAGCGCAAGCATAGCCCCCCGCTGCCCCCCGCAGGGCCCAGCATGATTCCGGGGGGCTGGGGGGCTATGGGGGGCATAGCCCCCCGCATTCCACCCAGTAAACGTACAGTCCTAAACCTATCGTCGAAACCATAGCCCCCCGTAGCCCCCTAAGAGGGAAGCCCCCCGAAAACGCTGCCCCCCGATTCCGCCCCCCGAAAGACCCTACACTGCGCTGGGTTGTAAGTTTCGCGTCAGGAATGGCTGACAGACTGCGCGCACGGCCGGCGGTAGACCGGCTGACGGAGTAGAGAGAATGGCGATGAAGAACCCTTACCGCGCGCAGCTGCGCGCTGCCGGCCTGGTGTACAGGCCAATCCTCGGAGAGGCGAGTGCTAAGACCGTCAAGGGTCAGCGCATCGGATATCTCACCGGCATATGCTATCTGGTCCCCGACGAAGAGCTCTGCCCGCTCGCGAAGCTTGCCGGGTGCATGGCCGGCTGTCTTCGTTCTGCCGGTCGCGGTGCCTTCGATAGCGTGCAAGCTGCGCGCGCCTCGAAAACCGCGTTTTTCCGCGAGCATCGCGAAGCTTTCATGCTGTCTCTGGCAGCTGACATATGGTCTCTTGCTCGGCGCGCCGAGCGTATGGGGATGCTGCCGCTGTGCCGCCCGAACGGCACCAGTGATATCCCCTTCGAAAACATCCCGGTGGTTGACGGGAAGACGATATTCCAATTATTCCCTGATGTCCAGTTTTACGATTACACCAAGCACCCGTCCCGTAATCTGGAAGGCAAAACTGCAGGAAACTATGATTTGACGTATTCGTTTTCGGCTGTCACCCCGAAACCGATATCCCTTAAGGGGCTACAGAACCCGGACAACAAGCGAACGGCTGTAGTGTTCCACAAGCGTGAAGAAATCCCGACGTCATTCCGGGGCTGGCCTGTAGTTGATGGTGACGATACCGACGTCCGGCATATCGAACCCGCGCGCGTTGTTGTCGCGTTGTACGCCAAAGGCCGCGCACGGTCAGACATTTCCGGGTTCGTGCAGATCAAGGGTCGCGACTACTGACCGATCGTAGGTTTACGCGCCGCGCGTCGGCGCGTATGCGTGCGATCCCGCGCGATGAAAGGATAGACCGATGTTCACTGCCCGATTTCCCGGCCGTTGCGCCAGCACCGGCGCCCCGATACGGCCTGGTGACACCGTGCGTAGCGTCGCGCGCGGCCGGTATGCGCTCGTGTCGCGCGCCGAGCCTGTGGAACCCGTAGACCCTGACCTGGCGCTCGCGGCGTCGATTGACCCTGAAACGGCGGCCGCAGAGCCTGAAGCTGCGGCGGCCGCCGGCCGATATCTGCGCCAGAGCATGGCGCGCGGAGTGTCCGATATCTGGCGCTCGAGCAGCGGGAAGGAATATTACCGAAACCGGCGCGGATTGTGCGAAGACGCGCCGTGCTGCGGATGCTGCAATGCGTGAAACCACGGCGCCCGAGCTGGCGCCGACAACCCTGGAGGATAGACCGATGAAAACGTTCCTGATCCTGGATCGCCTGACCGGCGCGCGGACCCTGCCGGTCGAATATCGCCCGCTGAAGGTGACTGTGGGTGACACCGAGCATACGCTCGCGCTGCACCAGTCTGCCGGTTATTGGCGCGTGTCCGACCCGGTTTCCGGCGGCGGAGTCTGCGCTGTAGGCGCATGGTATCGGGGCATGCCCGTATCGTCGAAGGGTCTAGGCGTACGCGAAGCCACTGCGGCCGCGCGTGAATCCGTGGCCAGTTTAGTGAGTCGCAATGGCGGACCCGATGCCTGGAACGCGCGCCTGGCGGCCGCGCGCCAGCTGTACGCTGACGTCAGTCACGCGTAAGCATAGCCCCCGACACTACACACGCCCCGCACCGGGGCGAACTGGAGATTGCCATGAAGTACGACGCACTCATCGGCCGCTGCTGGCCCACCCGCATCCTGCAAGGCGTCTCGCGCGCCGAGCTGGATGCCT